ACCACGTTTTAATTTCTCCATTAAATCTTGATTCTTACTTGCTTGAAATTGTAATATTTTAAAATCATTATTAGGTTCATTAGTAACAACACCAGATGAATACTCATATTCATTCTCATATGGTTCGTCTTCAATCAATTGATCAATAGATTTAAACATATATCCATCTTGAGTTTCATAAAAGAAATATCCAGCAGTAGCATCATCTCCTGATACTGTACCTGGAACACTCTTTGATGCTAACCACATAAGAATAGTAAATGGTTTTCTCAAATTACCAACAAACCCATAAGGATTTTGAGTCTTATCACAATCAACTTCTTTTTCAGTTTTCAAATACTTTTTAACTATATCTTTTACACTATCTGATATAGATGATGATGCTGGATATTTCTTACCAACTCTAGAGGTCTCATTTGTAATTGCTTCTCTTGGAACTAAATTTAAAGTAAATGATTCTTGTTGTTCATCAACTAAAACATTAGTAATACTTTTAACATGCCAATATAATGAAGATTTAGAGAAATCTAATCCTTCATTTAAATCAGAATTTCCAGCAATCTTCATTAAAACTCTCTCACCACCTCTTAAAGGTAAACCATCATATATGGTGGTCAATTTACCATCTTTACCTTCAATAGTATTACCAGTATTAACTACAAGAATTGTAGCAGTTATATTAGGAGAAAAAATATCCTCATAATATCTAATTTGCAAAACGCCAGCAGATATATCAACAGTTTTACTACCGTCTGCTGATTCTATTACAATCTCTTCGTATTGTGATGTATCTATTGCTGCCATTATACGAATGCGGATTCTAATTCTTGAAGTGTCTTTATAGTACTATTTACACTAGATTGACTGACACCACCCATTGCTTTTACAGATTTTGGTACTTGAACAGTTGTCGACCCAGAATTTAAAGTTTTAGTGATAGTTTTAATTATCATTGTTGTTTTAGGTTTTCTTGGTGTTGTAAGTTTACCCACTTCAGAATTTATTTGTTTCATCATTGGTTGAATATTGATTTCCTCTGATACTGATTCAATATCTTTAGTAAATTCACCAATGGGAAAATCACCTAATTTATCAAAAGGTAATTTACCAATTTGACCCATAGCAGAATTTATACCACCCATCATCTCTTCTTCATTAAAATTCTGCTTAACCTGATTCATGGCTTGCATTGGAGAAAACTTACCACTATTAAACATTTTCAAAAATTCTTTATTCTTCTCTGCTATTTGTTTTTGTACAACAAATTCACCTTTAGTTAATTTGGCTAAATTCTGATCTATTCCTTCTTTACCTTTAACTTCACCACCTTTATTAAGATTCTGAATCTCATCTTCTTGAGTCTTTGCATTCTTTGCATCATTAATCTCATTTTGAGAGATTCCCTCAACATCAATTTCTTTAGTATCAGTTCCTTCTTTTATAGATTTTTCATCTACATTAGTTTGTTCTCCTTTAATCTCTTCATTATTTTCTTTATTATTTTCTTCATTCTTTGTATCTCCCTCATTTTTATCATCCTTCTTTTTATTTGGAAATAAATCTAAAACATCCCACCACTGATTTTTTTCTTCAGAAGAAGTAAGTTCACCCTCACCAGATTCTGGTGTCATATCTTCAGTTTCTTCTTCTTGACCACCACCATCATCTTCTTCCGTAGCATCAACCTCATCAGGAAACTTTTGCCAAGAAGTATTATTATATGCTTGTTTAGGATCGTTAAATTGATTCAAAGAATCGACAAGATCACTTTCAAATTTTATAAAACCTTCCTGAATCTTTCCAGTATTTCTAGCAATATCTTGCTGTTGTTCTCCCCAATTATATCCTCTAAGAGTAGTAATAGATTTAAATAAAAATCCACCAATACCAACAACTACGTTGGTCAATATATTAATAAATCCACCCATAATATTTGCAACAAAACGCATCTTATCCATCAAACCTTGGACTGTTTTAATTATTTGGGGTAATCTAGTAACCATCCACCCAATTAAAACAACACCAAAGAAATCTAATATTCTACCAAGAAATCCTTTTGTACTCTTACCCAAAACAGATCCTTGTCGTTTAATAACACCACCTACTGTTGATGCTTCAATTTCATCCTCTCTTTGTCTTCTACGGACTGCCTCTCTTCTTTTTCTAAAAAATGATCTATCTTTACTAATTAAAGATCTTTTAAATTTATTATCTTCATCAGTTTGTCTAACAATTTGAGATGCTGTTTTTTGAGCACCTTTCATACCTTTAGTAAAACTTGCAACAGATTTCCTCAAACTATTAATACTAATAGATGATTTAAGTAAAGAATTTCTGAGTACTTGCTGTGACATATTATGCTAATGCTACCCCATAAAATTTTGCTGCAAGGAAATTAGGATTGTCATCATTTGATGAAGGTATTGTAGGAAGAGAACTTGCTTTACCACCACCTTTACCACCACCTGTACCACCAGGAGGACTACTTGCCCCACCATCACCAATATTAATTAAACTTGGAGCTGGTTCTTGTAAAGAAGAGATATTTTGTGCAACATTCACATCTTTTTTCTTTGGTTCAAGAATACCACCTCTTTTATCAAAATCAAAAGCATTACCAGTTATAAAATCACCAACTCCAGCAAGACCTCTCATAAACCCTTGGGGTTTCTTTGATTCATTTGCTAATTCTCTTTCCCTAATAAGATCTTCATCTGATATTGGAGTCATCATTGCTGGCATAATATTTCCACTGCCACCTTCAGACTCTAGGATTTCATCAATAGTTCTATCATCCGATACACCTGATGCATTTCCATCTTCACTGCCACCAATCATCTCAATTCCTTTCTGATTGGGTGTTCCTATCATATATCCAGTATTACGAACAGCTTCAAAGGTAAGAAACTGTGCTAATATTCTTTTCCACCCACCCATACCTTTTCCAACAAAAAATGCAGCTCCAGCAGACATTGCATTAACTATAGCAGCAGTAACAGGGTCTCTACCTGATGCAACATCAAAACCAGTAGAAATTATACCAGTGGTTCCTATTCCACCACCACCAGTCATCATCATCTGATCCTTTGTACCAGATGGCTTCATTCCTGGTTTTTTACCACCACCCATGAATGCACCTTTAACCCAATTTAAAGGTTTCTGCATCCATTTCACAATAGCAGGTGCATTTCTTGCAGCAGTCTTTGCTACTGATCCACCAACAGCTTTTGTTATGATACTATATGCTAAATTAGCAGCTTTACCAAAGAGTCCCATTAAGGCTTTCATTGGTCTTATTATCAACCCACTTCCAACAGCTCTAAAAATAGTTCCTGATATAGAGACTAATAATCTTGATAGTCCCTTTATTGCTAAATTTATTCCAAGAAATATTCCACCAATAGTTATTAAACCACCAATAATAGCATCACGAATCTGATTCATTAAATCAATATTTCCGTCAGACTTCGCCCTTAAAAATTGAATGAGTTTACTACCCAACCATCCAGCTAATATTACACTAAAGAATTGACCTAACCTACCCAATGTAAACTGTGCTTTTTGTGATATTGCTTGAACTGGTTTTAATAAAGCACTTTGTATTCTCTGTTCTACTGCTCCTTCTTTTCCTTCTCTTAATCCTTGTTCTGCTAATTGTGCTTCTCTTGCTTGTTCAGCAGCAGCTCTTTGTCTCTCTAACTGTGCTTGAAGTGCTAAATTGCTTTGTATATTAGTTAATGAAAAATTTAATTGACCAATTTGTTGAGATATTGATGCAAGTTGTCCTGAAACTGAAGATAAAGCAAATGAATTTTGAGACAACAAATTCGTCGTAACTGGATCTGGTTGTGCAGGAGCAGCAGGTGCAGCACCAGTAAAAGCACTAGAAGCAACTGTTCTTCTAACTGCTTGTATTCCTCCTGATATTGGTGATTGTATCTCAGCCATTGTTGTTTGCTTGTTGTGCTTTCAGATTTTCCTCCTCAACATACTGTTGTAAAAGAGAAAGATAGATCTCTCTTTCCCAAGGAATCATATTTTCTAGCTCTGTCAAGCTATATTTATGATGTTGCATCAAGGCAAAATTTATCTTATAGTATGACTCAAGATCTTCATGAGCCATACTTACCCGAAAAAACTCTGTAACCCCTCTAGAACAACTTCATTTTCCTTTTTAGTATTTGGATTAATTACTTTAACAGTATGTGATAGTTTAGGCATAGTTTCAAAGAATTTTTCAATTTCTTTAAACTGTGATGAATTTAATTGTTCAACAAATTGAGACAATTCTTTTTTTGTACAATCAGATGCTGCCCAAGATTCCTCTTCAGAATAAACTTGTTCAATACAAGAAGAAATCAAATCAAAAGTATCATCAACATTAATATCACCACCAGCATTAAAATTATTTTTAATAAACTCATCTAATGAAGGATACTTCATTCTTAAAGTATATTCATCATCTAATTTAATATCCTGATTATGATCATCACTAATTTGAATTTTTATATCATCCAGCATAATGCGAGTAGGAACTTGTGTTTTACCATCATCAGGACAAGTAACCATAACTTCAACATCCTCACCAATAGACTTTCCTCTAATATTAAGGAAAAGGTATTCAATATCAAAAGTTGATAGTTTATCGACTTTAATTCCTCTAGTTAAAATACAGTTTGAAATAACATCTTTTACTGCACTAGCAATTTGAGAGTTATCTTGACTCTCCATTGCTAATATTAAAATCTTTTCTTCTTTTACAAGAAATGGTCTAAATTTAACTTTCTTTTTAGATGAAGGAATTACTAATTCATACGACGGAGTCGCTATCTTGGGTAAAGGCATAATATTCTTTACAATTCAGTGTAAATTATTTAGTATGATTATTTAACATAAGTTGAAATAACATCACCATTGACTGGTGCATCTCCAAATACATTTTTTGTTAATGTACTGTGAATAGCATCTGTGATACTCATACCACTATTATTCTTATATGGATTTATTTTTGGTACATAATTACTGGTATAAGTACTCACCAGATCTCCTACCATATTCCCTATACTATTATTTTCCGTCACATAAGCTTTATCTTTTTTATATACATCATAACCTTCATGAAGAGCAGTTCCTTTATCTCTTTCTAATGAAGTAGTTCCACCTGCAATATACCTATCATAACTAAACGCACAAGTTGCTTTTAGTACAGTAGAATTCTCATACTGAACTCTAGTTGAACTCAAATTTATTGGAAATAGACCAATGAATTTATATTCAAAATATTGTCTATAATTTTTTTCAAATTTAATTATTCTTGTTTCATCTGATTTATAATCTCTAGGATATCTCATCTTAAAGGAGTAATTATCATCTCCAGGAAACTGGTTTCCACCATCACCAATATACTCCATCCAATGCTCTAAAAATTTAAGTGTTTTATACTCATTATCAATATAGAAATCTAAACTCATTTGAGTAAAAATTCTAGTGTGTGCCATCTGTTCAACAACACCTTGATAATCTCCTTGTATTGGCACATTTGCCAAACTACTTCCAGGTAGTGATGCACCAGCACAAAGCAATCCTATCTTTTCAAGAGTAAATCTTGTATCAACACCCTTCGCTCTTAAATGATCTTTTAAATCGCTATTTGGTAATGAAAATTGGACAGAATAGTGTGATGTTTGAGCAACATTTTGAAATGTTGGTAGAATCTGCGATATTC